CTCGAATACTCAGGGTATGTTTTACGAATCCCGATATGTAACCTCCAGAGGTGTTTAGCGCGTAGCATTTTTTGCCACTTGGAGCTCGTCCTTTTCTATACTGTAAAATTTTATTTAGCATCATTTGTTATAATCCATCTTAAAGTTGATGTTGCAGGGTCAAACCCATCAAAATCTAGTTTAGTGCAACTTGTTAGAAGGACCGTCATCAATAAGATCATCAGTAACCGTCTCATAAAATTCTCCTTCCGAATCACAATCCCAACATTGATGTACTTCACTTCTGTCTCTAAAATCTACAGAAGGGTCACCATCAATTTTTGCAACTCTGACATACCCATTACCGTGGCATGTTTCGCAAATAATTACTTTAACTCTACCCTTTTTTAATTTTGCCATTTAATTTCTTTGCTTTCTCGTTTGCTATTGATTCAATTGTTTTAGCTATGGATAATTTGGCATCGGGCAATAATATCTTTGATAACGATTCCAATATCTTATATGTTTCTTTTGTTAGAGAAACATTCTTGTATTTACTCATGTCTGTCATGCGTGTTTCCTTTCATTTTAATAACTCATATATAGGTGATATTATAGGATTGTCAATGAAAATTTTATTAAGTATGTTAATTTGTTCTAGCGTTGCTGGAGAGTGTATGCCTCCATATGAATGGCCTGAAGCATTTAGAACTAAATATGATTGTTTAACTTTCGGATATGAAGAGTCTTTGAAAAAAATGAAAGAGATTGGTAGAGAAGAGGTTAACAAACACGGCATATATCTTAAATTTTATTGCACACCAGTCGACACTATTTGACAATATGGCAGAATTATGTTAAGGGGAGATAATTTCTCACCATTACCTACCCTTGTTTTTCCCTCTTTAGGGTAGGTGTTTCTTGATCCCATATCCACAATAAAATAACAGCGGGTGATATCAAAAGACTAGTTACAAATACAGCCAATAAAATCACCAGTGCCATCCTTCATTACGTGTACGTTAAATGGTGCTTCATGATACGTGGTCAAATGTAATCGTAGTATATCACAAAGATCAAGACAGTTTATTTTATCCATAATCTCGACACCTGCCATCATCTCTTTTGTGACAGCTACCAGACTATACAGACCGTCGTTTAGTAGTATTAAATCCATCGTTTACTTTCGTTCCATGATTTAAAACACTTTTTAACCCTGATGCTTTCATATTCATGTGAACACCATAAGCTTGCCATGCTTTTCTCATTAAATTTAATTCTAGTAATATACTAGACCATTGTCCTTGCAATGCACCGTTAACTTTTATTGTTATAGTTTTTTCTTTCATATCTACAATGTAGGACTTTATATGATTATGTCAACTACTTTCTTCTAAATTTACCCATTCTTTTTTCGTGTTTATTAGGACTCTTCTTGTGCCTACCTGGTCTCTTTCTAGGCCGTTGACGTGGGGCTGTGACTAAACCAAACTTAGCTTTCTTTCCCATCGCCAAAGTATCCGTCAACTACAGATTGTAGTGTTGTTTTTTCTAATCTTGGTATGTAACTTATACAACCATTTACATGTTGTTCTAGATCTGCACCACATGTTATGCATCTAAAGTATTCTCTAGTTAGGCCTACCAACATTGTGTATTCACTACACGTTGGACATATACCATTAACTATCTCAGTATGAAATTTTATTGTTTTTTCTGTCATATATTCTTTTATTCTTTATCACTTTTCTTTTGAAATGTCTAAGCTGCTTTGCTACTGGATTTCTTTTTTTATTGGGCTTGTTCATTTGAGGTGAAGTTTTTTGATACTCTTTTCACCCATGTAGACCTCTGTTTCTGCTTCACTACGTATGCATTTGTAAGATATATTTGGATTAAATTCACGTTCTGCTACACGACGTGCACGTAAACATTCTGCCATTGATTCTTGTATTCTGTGTTCCTTGATCTCTCCGTCCCAGAACATCAGCAGGGCTACTACAGTCTCTATCATACTACTTTACCTTTGTTTTCACCTTCTTTAATTTTATATCTGCTAGAACCATTTGCATTTATCTCTACTTCTTTTTTTAAATCTTTTACGTATCTCATTTGTTTAGCTTGTTTATTCATGTCAGCTATATAATCTAAAACTTTTTTAGTTACTCTTCCCGTTGCCATTGTATTTAAACTCTCTGTTTGCATCTTTTAATTTTTCTATGTCTTCTAAGACTTTATCCATTTGTTTACGTAAAAACTCAATATTAACTTTGTTTAAAGCCATGTCTTCAATATGTTTGTTTAGCTTGTCGGTCGACTTATAAAGATCCTCGATCATCATGAATTGTTCCGAATCGGCGGGTAATGAACCTAGTTGTCCACGTGGCCATTTAATTCTAAACTCTGTGTTTTCTTCTAAATCTTTTTCCATTAATTGTATTCGAGTGTCCGCTATGTTTAACCTTTCTACAATTTGGAAGTAGCCCATAGTGCCAAGTGCTACGATTACGATTAGACTAGCAACCGTCTTCATCGGCATTTGTACTGCCGCTTCTTCAGATATGTTTAATGGTTTTTTACTCATTTAATTTTGGTTTTGGTGGCGGAAGTATAATATCTTTTGCCTCAATTTTCAATGGCGTGTGATCCACCGGCCTTACACAAAAAGCCAGTAAACTCAACAATATTATTAGTATCGCCGTAAATCTGTAATCCATAGCCACACCTCATTTTTTCTTTTCCTCTATTTCGTAGAAGAAATTATCAGTGTCTTCTGTTCGCCACTGTTGTGTGTCTTCTACGTTCCAATAATTAGTTTGAACCTTCCAATCAGGTATTTGATCTTTTACCGTAAACGATGGTATGTCCCAAATTAATCTGTTGTTAGGTTGTGCAGCATAGTTGCCATCATTTAGTGCCAACACATGAGCGCACTTGTGTTCGTGCGGAATCTCTGAATGATCAGTGTCAAGTATATTAGGTTCTGGATGTGCAAAGTCAACAGTAAATAAATATCTACCCCAATGCCATTTCTTATCTTTACCTATGTACTTACCTGATTGTGCTTCTAAAATATCCCAAGTAGTAACAGCAGGGTAATAAGAAAAACAATTCCACAATTGAAGTTCATCAAGTCTCTTGGATGGAACAGCTTCCGGTTGAAAACCACGTTGAATAAAAGCCGATATGGGTAGACGATAAAAGACAGCGCCGTTCTCCATGATGGCATGGAACAAGAGCGCACGACCTGTAATCGCTGTGACGCCAAAGATAATACAGTCTTCAACTTCGCCTTTATGTTTTTTAAGATCATATAAATACTCCCTTTTTATTTGGGCGTATTCTACAGGAATATTTGCATTTAAGTAAGCCATAATTTATCATTTTATTTGGCCCCAATTAGGACCAGATTCGTAGTCTACTTTGTTTGGTACTTCTAAGTCAACAGCAGATTCCATAATTTCTTTTATCTTATCTTCGTTGTTGTTTACAGATATATCAAGTTCATCATGCACTTGTATATGCGGTATGATACCTTCTTTATACAAATCAACCATGGCTTTCTTTGTCATATCAGCTGCCGATCCTTGTATTAATCTATTTAAAGCTTTGTATGTGTATGCTCGTTTAATCCCTGGTCCGTGTTCCGCGAGCGCTGCTTCATGTGGCAAGGGCTTGTGTATGCCAAACTGATTTGGTTCCCATAAGTGAAATCTACATCTACGTCCTAACAGTGTTCTAATTTTACCAGCATCTTGTGCTCTTTCCATAACACTATACATAAGTTGTTTTACGAAAGGAACACGTGCATGATACGTGTTAAATAAATCATTAGCTTCATTTTTATCTAACCCTAGCTCTGCCTGTAATTTATTTTTACCCATGCCATAAAACAAACCTAGGTTAATAGTTTTAGCTTGTGATCTTGGTATCCCTGCCATATCAGCAACAATTGTGTGAAAGTCAGCATCTAACTTTAAATAAGCCTCCAATACATCCGCTAAACCTTCACCTGTAATATTGTATTTATTTTTATCCATAGATGCGTAATGCACGACAAGTCTTGGTTCTTGTTGTGAATAGTCAAAGACACCCCACTTACAACCTTCTTCAGGTATAAATAAACTTCTGATTCGTGGTCCAAGTTCTTTGTTTCGTGCTGGTATCTGTTGTAGGTTCGGGTTACTATAACTAAATCTACCAGTTACCGTGCCACCACTATCTGATCTAAGTTGATTTATTTCAGCATGTATTCTTCCTTTATGTTCATGTTTAATTATGGTATCTATAAATGTAGTGTGGGCTTTATTTATTTCACGAGCTCTTGCTATATTTTGAACCACAGGATGTGGATGATTTTGTAAAAAGTTTTTAGTAAATGATGGAGAATTTGTTTTTTCAGTTCGGTCAAAAGGTAGGCGAAGTTTTTCAAAGACTTGCGCAATCGATCGAGCAGC